CCACAGACCCATCACCAGGCCATCCAACTTCCAGCGTATCCGAATAATTCGTCCACTCGTTATTATCACGCACACCCTTGCGTCGAACGAACCACAGAATTTCCTCCACAGGATGATTCGCTTCTAAGGGAAGCTGCACGCGAATTGTGTCCGCCGACGTCTTCGAATCGAGATACTTCAGAGGCTCATCGAATACGAACGTCTGGACCTCGCGATGTATTTGCTCGAACGGCTCCTTCAGCATCTTTTGGCGTAGCTCGCCGTCAATAATCGCGCTGTAACAGAGAAGCGAAACGGACTTGAATCCTGGTATCGCGTCGGCTGTCTGGACTGTGCCTGTAGACCCCGTAAAAGAGATGCTAGTTCCTATAGGGGTTGAGACGCAACTTGCGCGAAATCCGCGGGCCTGTCGCACGATTTCTGTAAAGGGTCTCAGCGTGATATGAATACGGACTAGACCCTCTTTGATGGCAATAAGAGGCAGAGCCTCCTGGTATTTGGTCCGGCCGAAAAAGAACGGGAGGTAGCAATGGATATACCCATCTTCGGTGGGATACAAGCGCGGGCTTAAACCGCGCAACGTCGGAATCGGTACGCGACCGTATGCGTCATACGACATGCCGACCTGTGTATTGTAATCGCTCCAAAGGCTCGCGAAGACGTTCGTGAAGTCGCCGTCAATCGTTTCCACCGTTTTGCCATCGATTTCCAGCTCTGCTTTCGCGACAGCGACGGAGCCGAGAGAATTCGCGAATTCCCAGGCGGTCTGCGGATCCGAATAGGCCGTGACGCCGGCGGCCAGCTGCAATTGCGTTGTGGGATCCAGCCAGTGCTCGGGCTCCAACTGCAGCGTTGTTCCCAAGAGAAGGTCGCCGACCTGAAGAGCACCGAGGTCGAATGTGAAGCGCTGCCCCCACCCTGTCGGGCCACGAATAAAAATGCGTTGGACCTGCGGGGTAAACGTAATAGTCGCGCGGTCCGGGTCTCTTGTGAACCAGGTCGTCTCTGACGAGAGAGGAAAGAGATCATTCTCAGCGAAATCCCTGTCAGTCAAATCTAGCAGCGTTGTAATGGGGCCGCGAGGCCTAGATGCCATGTCTCTGCTTTATGGGGGGCAACAAAGGCTTAGACGGGTGGAAATGTAGCTCTGTAAGGGATGGATTCGCAGTCGCAGTCGCAAACCCAGACGCTGCTACCGCAGCCGTCGGGTTCGCAGTCGCGAAGCCAAACGGCTTCGCTTAGAGCCTGTATCGGTCTCACAGTCTACAAAAATGCCATATCGCTTCCACTCGTATTCCGCAATATCGAAGCTATACGCCCTCTTTTCAAACGCCTCGTTGTCATCGTGTCCTATGACATCTCACCGGACGAAACGGAGGCTGTTTTAGAGGCGCTGCGCGCCCGATATGGCCCAAAGGATATGGAAATTCTGAAGAACACGAACCCGAGGAGTCCTATACGCACCGAGCGCATCTGCAACGCGCGAAATTGGATTCTGGAGCGAATTCGGAATGTGTATCCGGACTTTGAGTATTTCATGATGATGGATGCGAATGAGTACTCCTGTGTAGGCCCTATTCGACCTGCCGTGCTCGCGGCGGCGTTAGAGCGCAGCGCAGAATGGGACGCCCTCTCCTTCGACCGCGAGGCTGGTTACTACGACTACTGGGCCCTATCCTACGATCCATTCGTATACTCATGTTACCATTTCGATAAGCCGTATGTTCTAGAGACGATGCGGGCCAATTGGCGCGAGAAGCTTTCGAAAGCACAGGCTGCCGACCCGAAACAGCTGCTAGAAGTCTATTCTGCCTTTAATGGATTCGCCATTTATAAGGCCGATCCCTTTCTGAAATGCACATATGCGTGGAAAATCGACATGCGATTCTTTCCTGTCGAGATTATTATAAAACAGTCGTTCGTACTGAATGCGAATATCGCAGAGCATCTAGTAGATGACTGCGAACACAGGAAATTCCACCTGGAGGCTATCAGAGACTATGGAGCACGCGTGCGCGTTTCGCTGGATTCGCTCTTTGAAAAAGTGCCGGAGCTTGAGGGGAAGCTGCGGGGGCCTGCTTAGAGCCTCTTAGTGAGATAGTCAGATGTATAAGCAATTGGATCTAAAAAATCTGTTTCTTCTGTATCACCCTCTATATCTTTATCAGACTGAACGAATCCCTTTTTTAATAGGATTTGTCGCATTTTATCTAAAGGGTGTGGAACAATTAGTATGCTTTTGCCTAATTCGATGGCGAATTCTTCAACCGCTTTTATAATTTTTGACGCAATCCCAGACCGATTTGTTAAAAAATTATAAAGAGAACTGCGAATTCCATACATTCCTAGAAAAGGACTTTCTGGTTTCCAAAAACACCATATAGAGCCACCATACGAGCCATCTTCATTTTTAACAAGAATTACTTTAAATGTATATCCGGATATATTTTTTTTACGTCCACGATTGAATTTAGTATCCAAAAAATATTCATCTATATTAAATACATCCGCGTAATTGTGAAAATTATTAATATTTATAGATGTTTTGAATGGCATATCATGTTTAAATAGGAATACAAATTTATCATAAAAGGGATTTTTCTTTTTTTCCAGTTCTCGCAAGAAATGTTCAACCTCTTTAGTGCCTCGCCTATTTTTAGAGTCATAAAGACATCATCTTCCCATTCGCGATATTTTTTATATTTATCTAAGGTTTCTACTCTCTCAAAATTAAATACTGGGATTTCTTCGGGCTTGGACTTGGGTTCCTCAATCTTACACGATGATCCTTGACATAATTTAAACCATTTCCCACCTTTATGTTTTCGTGTATAGTTTTTTATTCTTTTTATACTATATTTTTTATATGTCTTGGGCATTTCTACTCTTTAGTTATACTTCAAGAATCCGCGTCCTTCATCCGTTACAAATTGTCCCCAAGACTCCACAATCGTCAAGAAATCCATCGTCTTCGAACCCCAAATCTGGTCCGCATTCGGCTTCCGAAGCGACACCAGAAGAGTCGGTCTTAAAGCAGTTGTGAAATTCACGGACCCCATCGGAGTTTGGCCAATAGGAGGCGCGCCTATACCATTCCCAAGGTCCCAATTCATCTCGCCTATCGCGAATCCAGGGTCCCTATCCTCTTTCGAGAACGGTACGAGCGTGTTCCACACGAGAGGTCCCCATAGTGTCTCGCGGTCACGCGCGGCGATAATGAGCGACAATTGATTCCAATAGGGGTTCTTGTAGCCACTCGTGGCCCAGCGCCGTCCCTTTTGTAAATCGTCGGTGGTACGCATGAACCAGAAAATTCTTGACGCCGGGCGCCTAGCGTCCAGGTCTCTCGTGAAAAAAGGATATGTCGCAGTCGCATCATTCGCTGTGAGGTAATCATCGTTACCGAACGTGTGCGGATTCTCATAGAGGACCGAATAGGGGATTTCATGATTCGTGGTCGCGACGGCTTCCCGTGATTCAGGGTCCAAATAGATGTGGCGCGTTTCCAAGGTGAGTGTCGGTGCGGCCATCTGCTCTCTCGGGACGAGCGTGAAGCTCGTGGCCCCGCCACCAGACGCGACGACTTCGAATGCGGTCTCTGACCACGGATTCGGTCTGGCGACTGTTGAGTCGTCGCACTCTATGATGTCATCGAGCCCTCGGAGCACACAGCGCAAACGAAATGCCTGCTGTTTTATGGCGGCGGAAGGCACGCCTTTTTTGCCCCCCAGCATCGGCAGGGGCAAACGAAGGCGTCCAGGCGTCGCATTCCTATAGAGTGTTGCCCCTGATACATCGGACTGCGCCGTCAGCGTCTGGTCGAGCCATGCCTGATTGAGAGAGCCACGAGAGAGTCTGGACGCCCATAGGGCATCGCCGCTGAATTCCTGAAGGAGTAGCTTGTCTTGATAGAGTTGTATCTTGCTGAAAAGGAAATAGCCGATACCGCGCGTGTAGCCATATTGGCGACCGGTGGTCGCAGAGCGCACAAGATATCCCGATGTCCGATTCAGAGCAGCTTCAGGTGCCGGCAACCACGTCGGCAAGTCGATGAGAAGCGTCGTATCTGTGAAAATGTCGCCGGCAATTTCAAATTCGAATTCACAAGCGCGACCGAACGCCGGCGCATTCAGAGGGACTGTTCTACGGACCTCTGAGAGGGTCGCGGGGCGCCGCTCATACCGCGTCTCGAATGGATTCAGAAGCGGAGGGTCTTCTTTGGACAGGGGCGCTTTCCGCATGAAATAGATATCTTTGTTGCCGCGCGATAGGAGCTCAAAGAGGGCTCCGTCGGAGGGCAATTTACCGTGCTCTGAGGCCATCGGGGGCTGGTGCTTAATTGAAGAGTATACTGTTC